CAGACGTTTTGGGAGAAGAACGAGAAGGGTACAATCAAAATCGTACACATCCTGTTCAAGCAGTTCTTGGAGGACAATGGCTTCTACAAGTATTGCCCCGAAGGTGGGCGTAACTACATCTTCGTCAAGGTCACCAACAACTTGATTGACCACACGTCGGAGAAAGAAATCAAGGACTTCATCCTGAGCCACCTCATTGAACTCGACGACATCAGCGTGTACAACTACTTCGCTGACAACGTCAGGTTCTTCCGCGAGGAGTTCCTATCCCTGCTCTCAACCATTGACATCTACTTCATTGAGGACAGCAAGGATGCATCTTACCTATACTACAGGAACTGCGCTGTCAAGATTACGAGGGATGCAGTAGAGACCATCGACTATCTCGACCTTGGTGGATACGTTTGGAAAGACCACGTCATCGACCGCAAGTTCATGGAGTGTGAATACCAAGGGTGCGTCTACGGTCAGTTCATCTCACGCATCTGTGGTGACAACGATATGCGTATCGCTACGATGGAGTCCACGATTGGATTCCTCATGCATGGATACAAGAACCTGTCGTACTGCCCCGCTGTCATCCTCAACGACGAGGTCATCAGCGACAACCCTGAAGGGGGAACAGGCAAGGGCTTGTTCATGAACGCCCTCAGTCAGATGAAGAAACTCGTGGTCATCGACGGCAAGGCGTTCGCGTTCGAGAAGTCCTTCCCATATCAGACCGTAAGTGCAGACACGCAGATACTGTGCTTCGATGATGTGAAGAAGAACTTCGACTTCGAGAGGCTATTCAGTGTGGTCACCGAGGGTCTGACGTTGGAGAAGAAGAACAAGGATGCCATCAAGATTCCGTTCAGCAAGTCTCCGAAGATTGCCATCACCACCAACTACGCCATCAAGGGTACGGGTAACTCGTTCGCTCGACGCAAGTGGGAGGTCGAACTGCATCAGCACTACAACAAGAACCGCACACCTCTCGACGAGTTTGGTAAGCACTTCTTTGCCGATTGGAACGACGAGGATTGGTGTTTGTTCGACAACTATATGGTCGCTTGCTTGCAGGGATACCTGAAGACAGGGTTGGTGAAGTCCACGTTCGTGAACCTGCAGGTGCGTCAGCTATCAGCAGAGACAAGCCACGACTTCATCGAGTGGTGCGGACTCATCGAGGGCACACCATCCAATACGCATCTCGATATAGGTGTGAAGTTGATGAAGCAAGACCTGTACTACGAGTTCATTCAGGAGTATCCTGACTACGCTCCCAAGGCTAAGATGACTATCAGCCGCACACGATTCTATAAGTGGCTGACAGCATACGCAGTATTCACCACGGGCATAACCCCTGAAGAAGGTCGCGACCCATCAGGTCGTTGGTTGCGCCTTCGCAACAAGCATGAAGCAGAAGTTCAAACACGTTTAATCTAATCACCATGAAGAAAAATCTAATCAAAGAAGAGCGCAACCTTGCGGTTCGTAGACTCAGCGCACGAGGTGTATCCAACAAGGACATCTCAAAGCGTCTCGGTGTTACATACGGAACAGTATGGAACATCATCAACAATTACCCACACTCAAAACAGAAAGAGATGAAGGCTCTTGAGACCAAAGGAGAGAAGCACTACAAGAACGGAGGCATCGAGCCTGTAGAGTACATCCTCAAGAACAAGATGGGATACCTTGAGGGCAACGTCATTAAGTACGTCACGCGCCACCGAGACAAGGGCAGGTCTCAGGACATCAAGAAGGCTATCCATTACTTGGAGATGATTCTCGAAGCGGAATACCATGAAGCCTGAGATATTCATGTGGGGTGACAAGGAGGTCTTCGCACGCAAGACGTGCTTAAGCGATGCTGAGATGTATCGCAACATCGAAAGATTAGACCGAGTCATCAACGCTAAGTCTGAGAGGAAGGTCGGGCGTGGTCGTACCGCCACCACGGTGGAGGTAAATAAGTACCGCAACGTTGACCCCTTGGTAAGAGAACGAATTAGCAACAGCCTTGAATACTATTCCGAGCAGATGAAAAAGTCATCAGAGATAGAGTTTAGAGACTACCAAGAAGACATCATCAGTAGGGGTGTCCGTGTCCTTGAGGACACGGGCTTCCTCTACTTGGCGATGGAGGTGCGTACAGGTAAGACCCTCACAAGCCTAGGTATCTGTGACGAGATGGGTGCTGACAACGTCTTGTTCATAACGAAGAAGAAAGCCATCTCTTCTATCACCGCAGACAGCGACAAGCTGTGCCCGTCGTACTCCCTGTTCGTCATCAACTACGAGTCGATGCATAAGTTGCCCGACGTAAAGTGGGACATCGTTATCCTTGACGAGGCGCACAGCATAGGAGCGTTTCCTAAGCCGAGCAAGAGGGCCAAGGACGTGAGGGATATGGTCAAGCGTTATAGCCCAAAGGTTATCCTGCTGTCGGGCACACCAACGCCTGAGTCATACTGTCAGATGTACCATCAGGTGTACGGTATACCAACCAACCCGTTCCGTGAGTTCAAGAACTTCTATCGCTTCTGCGACAAGTACGCTCAGGTAACTCAGAGGAAGATAAACGGCCTGATGATTAACGACTACTCCAAGGGCTTGGAGACCATCCTCGACGCGATGAAGCCGTTCACCATCAACTTCTCTCAGAAGGAGGCGGGCTTCAAGGTTGATACGCGAGAGCACGTACTGCAGGTGGAGATGTCAGACATGACATACAGCCTTGCCGCGAGGCTCAAGAAGGACTTGGTGGTGGAGGGTAAGGACGAGGTCATCTTGGCCGACACACCCGTCAAGCTCATGATGAAGCTCCATCAGCTATACTCAGGGACTATCAAGTTCGAGTCGGGTAAGGCTACGGTGCTTGACTTGAGCAAGGCCACCTTCATCAAGGAGAAGTTCGAGGGCAAGAAGATTGGTATCTTCTACAAGTTCAAGGCGGAACTCGAAGCACTCAAGCGTGTCTTCAAGGACACGCTCGTTACTGACCTCGATAAGTTCACAGGAACAGATAAGAACATAGCCTTACAAATCGTGAGCGGACGTGAGGGTATATCCTTACGAGAGGCTGATGCCTTGGTGTACTACAACATAGACTTCTCTGCGACAAGCTATTGGCAGTCACGAGACAGGATGACTACGAAGGAAAGGCTTGAGTCAGATGTGTATTGGGTGTTCTCTCGTGGTGGCATTGAGAAGGACATCTACAAGGCCGTCACCAAGAAGCGGGACTTCACCGTAAACCACTTCAAGAAATTGAACAAGGAATAAACGGCAACCCGTTTTGTATATTTGGTAGGTGACTGAACAGCAAATACAATCCAAAAGAATTAAGCAACTCGAAGCCGAGGGGTACTACGTTATCAAGCTAATCAAGACCAATAAGAACGGCATACCTGATATCGTAGCTATACCACCTGATTCTAATGTAATCTTTTCAGAGGTTAAAACACCGAAGGGTAAGCTGTCAAGGCTTCAGGAGTATCGGTTAAAAGAATTAGAAAGCTATGGGAGAACAGAAGTTTACCGGGGTGTTTGACAGCAACCAATTCGAGATTGAGGATTGGTTTGTAGAACAGCTTTCGGAATTTACTATCAGGCGGAGAAAGCAATTGTTGCAAGACATTCTCCCTGCGCTTGATTACTTACCCGTCGATGATGGGTGGAGCCAAACTACGGGGGGTGTAATCAGGGGTGAAGAGCCTGTCTTCTATGCCATTGAGTATCTGAAGCAAGTAGGAGAGCTTCCCCTGTTATTGGATATCGTCAGCATAACAACAGACGAATATCTCGACTACATTTTAGCTAATAATACAATCGAATACTATGCACAGAGAGACCAAAACGGAGTTTGATGTTCTGCTTAACGCAGTCCAAGAGGTATACGACCTCGACATCTTATCCGTGAGAAGAGAGCGCGAGTATGTCAACGCGAGGATTATATTTTCTTATATCCTTTTTGAGAGGGGGTTCAGCAAGTCAGAGATTGGCAGGTACTTAGGTAAGAACCACGCCACCATCTGCCACTACTGCAAGAACTTCCCTGCATACGTCAAGCAAGACGCCATGCTTAAAAGAATGTACGAGGAAGCGAAGACTGTGTACATGAACAGCTTCGACCCCGTCTATACTATGGAAAGGTCGGAGTTAAAAAGCGAGGTATTCTCTTTGAGGGAAAAGGTGAATGACTTATATTCACAGATTGAAGAGTCTCGTCGAGAACGAAAAGACGCTAATGCGGAGTCCACCCGTATGGAGGGAATCATGAAGTTAGTAAGTCAGCGCACCCCTATGGGTTCCGAAAAGGAAGTCGAACGAAAACTCACAACTTGGTTCAATGGATTATACTAACAACGACATCGAAAAGATTGTTCAGTTCAAGACGTGGACTGACAAGCAGAAGATTGACGAGCTGTTACGTATTGATGCCGCAATGTATTGCGCTCTTGGAACAGACTCGACAGCCTCAGAAAGAAGAGAGGTAAAGAGAAAGTCCCAAGAGATTTACAAGGGCATACGAAGAGTTGATAAACCAACAGGCGATATGTTTCTTATGGATGTAGATAAGAGATGAGTGAGCCGTCAGCCGTTGAGAGGGAGAGAATAAATCACATCAACTCTTTGATGGCTGACCTACATGACTCCAACAACCTCATCTACGAGGGTCTTATTGATAGAGACTTCGATTCTATAGCGTCAGTTGTTGACGTGCAAATCGCGAGGCTTGTTGAATTAAAGAACTCTATCAAAGATGAAATCTGAAAGCAGACCTAGACTCACGGGGAACAAGAGGATTGCTTACGAAAACCTAATGAAGAAGGAGCGGAGGATACTCGTCGTTGGCGATATCCACGCTCCTTTTTGTCTTGATGGATACCTTGAGTTCTGCGAGGACGTGTACGCCAAGTACAACCTGAACCAAGTGGTCTTCATTGGAGACATCTTGGACAACCACTACGCAAGCTATCACGAGACCGACCCTAACGGTATGTCGGGTGGTACTGAGCTTGACCACGCCATTGCGCGAGTAACGAAGTGGGCTGATGCCTTTCCCATTGCAGATGTAATCATCGGCAACCATGACCGCATCATCATGCGTAAGGCGTTCTCCTCGTCCGTCCCGGTGGAATGGATTCGTTCATACAACGAGGTGCTTGGAACGGATTGGGATTGGTCAGAGCGCGTGGTGTATGACAACGTGCAGTACGTGCATGGTGAGGGTGGGACAGCTAGAACCAAGGCTAAGAACGACATGATGAGCACGGTGTCGGGGCATATCCACACACAGGCATACTGCGAATGGCTTGTTGGCCGTAACTTTCGGGTCTTCGGCATGCAGGTAGGATGCGGCATTGATGCTGACAGCTACGCTGCTGCTTACGCCCGTCACTTCAAGCGACAAGCCATAGGCTGTGGCGTTGTGCTTGGTGGGCACACCGCGTTTAACTGCCTAATGGAACTATGAGATTCGAAGATGACACCCACCTAGAGAGAGAGAAGAGAGCCATAGAAAAATTCTGTTCTCTCTTTGACCTGACCTTCAAGAAGCTCGGAGCGAACGACATTGACTTTCAGGTCTTCAAGGACGAGGAGCTAAAAGGATTCGTTGAGGTCAAGGGTAGACACCGCATCATTGCGGATGCATACCCACTACCTGTTGCCATCAGGAAGCTCAACAAGCTGCAGGGTGAGCTTGCCCCTCGACCAACACCTATGATTGTGTGGGCCTGTCATGACGGCATCATCTACGGCAAGATTCGAAAGATGGAGGGCGTTGTCAGGTTTGACGGTCGCAAGCCAAGAAAGGGAGCCGCCAATGACGAGGAGTTGATGGCCTACTTTAATCCACAAGAACACCTACACCATGAGAGATATTGACCCACGCGACATCTTCAACCTCATTGCGGTTACCGTCCTTAACGGTATCATCCTATACGGCTTGTTCGTCTTACTGTGTCCTTGAGGACACGGTTACTTCTTCCTTTTCCTTCTCTTTTTCTTACTGAGCT